GTAGGATATCTACTATGGTATGCTTGTTTTCATCCAGAAAAAACAATTGCTATCTTAGCTAACAAAGGTGCTACTGCACGTGAAATGCTTGCTAGGATTACCCTTATGCTAGAGAACTTACCGTTCTTTCTACAGCCGGGATGTAAGGCACTTAATAAAGGTTCTATTGAATTTTCAAATAACTCCCGTATTATTGCAGCTGCTACATCTGGCTCATCTATCCGGGGTTTATCTGTAAACTTACTCTTCCTTGATGAGTTTGCTTTTGTAGATGACGATGCAAGATTTTATACATCAACTTATCCGGTAATTGCAGCTGGTACTTCTACACAGGTTATTGTTACTTCTACAGCTAATGGTATTGGCAACGTCTATCATAAACTATACGAAGGTGCTGTTCAAGGAACAAATGAATTTAAGCATTTTAGAGTAGACTGGTGGGATGTACCAGGCAGAGATGAAGAATGGAAAAGACAAACTATATCGAATACCTCCCAGCTACAGTTTGATCAGGAATTTGGTAATACGTTTGTAGGAACTGGTAATACCCTTATATCGCCTGATGTGTTACTCGGGCTAATATCAAAAGATCCTATAAAGTATACTCCCAATACCCGGATCTATAAAGATCCAGAGCCTGGCCACGAGTACATGATGTTCGTGGACGTAGCCAAAGGTCGTGGACAAGATTATTCAACCTTTAACATTATAGACGTGTCTACAAGACCATTTGAACAAGTTGTAGTATTTCAGGATAACAACATATCACCATTACTATATCCAGATGTAATATATAAATATGCCAACATGTATAATGAAGCATATGTTATTATCGAAAGTAACGATCAGGGTGCTGTGGTTTGTAACGGATTATACTACGATCTTGAATATGAAAACGTGTATGTAGAGTCAATGATTAAAGCTAACTCGATTGGCGTAACTATGACTCGCAAGGTTAAGAGAATAGGTTGCTCGAATATAAAAGATTTAATCGAGCAAAATAAGATAGCAATACATGACTCTGAGACGATTATAGAGCTAAGTACGTTTGAATCACGTGGCAGCTCATATGAAGCGTCTAACGGCAATCATGACGACCTAGTAATGAATTTAGTTATGTTTGCTTGGTTTACTACTAATCAATTCTTTAATGAATTAACTGATATAGATGTTAAGAAAATGTTATATTCTGAAAGAGTTAGAGCTATGGAAGACGATATTGTTCCCGTAGGTATATTAGATGTTGAAAATGATAATTCTAGATATACTGTAGAGGATGGTCTTGTCTGGGAAAATGTGGAATTCTAATGAATAGAGAAGAGCTAATTAAGCAATACGAAATATATCATATGGAACGTAATACACAAGATTGCGAGATAAGGTGGCGCCATATTGATATGATATATGCATTAAACAAAAAGCTTAAACTTAAAAGCGTTCTTGATTACGGGTGTGGTCACGGTAAGCAGTGGACGGAAAGAAAAATACATAAAAAAATGAAAATCCCTGAATATGCTTTATATGATATAGCATATCCAGACTGGACAGAAATGCCTGAGGGTAAGTTCGATCTTGTAATATCTACTGATGTTCTTGAGCATATACCAGAGGGTGAGTTACTCGACGAAGCATTGGAAAATATATTCTCAAAGGCAAACAAAGCTGTTTTTCTAAAAGTTGGTACGACTCCAGCTATGAAGGTATTATCTAATGGGGAAAATGCTCACTGTACATTAAAAAAACCAGAAGAATGGAGATCTATTCTAGAAGCTCTTGCTAAGAAGTATGATGTTTATCTGTGGTTAGGTTTTAATGGCGAATAGCTAGAAATCCTTATATTATAAATAATGATTAGATTGAGAAAATTCGTATTATGTGTCATATAATAAATAGATTAATCTATCTTTTGAAAGAGGAATAAACATGGCTTTTCAAGTATCACCAGGTGTTCAGGTCAAAGAAATTGACTTGACAAACGTGGTTCCCGCTGTATCCACCTCGATTGGTGGTTTCGCTGGAGCCTTTAACTGGGGTCCTGTAGAAGAAGTTACAACTGTAGGTTCTGAAAAAGAACTCGCAACTGTCTTCGGTACTCCAGATACTAATACTGCCTCATACTTCTTAACTGCTGCATCATTCTTACAGTATGGTAATGCTCTTAAAGTTGTAAGGGTCGGAACAGACAATCTAAATGCTTCTGCTACTGGCGCAGGTATCTTGGTAAAGAATCAAGACGCTTACGATAGTATCGGTGTTGCTCTTGCATCTGAAGCATTTGTTGCTAAATTCCCAGGTACTTTGGGTAACTCACTACTCGTTTCTATCTGTCCTGCAGATGTTACAGTATTTACTAGTTGGGCGTATGCTAGTCAGTTTGATACTGCTCCAGGAACTTCAGATTATGCTGCATCAAAAGGATGCGTAAATGATGAAGTACATATTGCAATCATCGATGAAGATGGTTTAATAACTGGTACAAAGGGTTCAGTACTAGAAACTTTTGCATATGCTTCACAAGCTTCTGATGCTAAAGCATCTGACGGAACTTCAGCATACTACGCTAATGTTATTAATACATCGCGATGGGTACGTTGGGGAAGCCACTATGCTGTATTAACCCATGCTGGTGTTAATTCTGTAAATCATGCTGCTGATGGTACTTTATCAGTTGCAGGTGATTATCTTGACGGTGTTACAGCTGTTGCGATTACAGATTCGCTATCTGGTGGTACAGACGATAATGCTCCTACTACTGGTGAGATTACTACAGGTATCGCTCTATTAGGTGATGCTGAAACAGTTGATGTTAATCTTCTTTTCGGAATAACACAAGGCTCTGATATAGGTATTCCACAGGCTCTTCTAGCTACTGCAACTGATCGTAAAGATTGTGTTGCATTTGTTTCTCCTGATATCTCTGATACTGTAGGTAGTACTACACCTGCAGCTGACGTGGTAGAATTTGCTAATCAGTTGACCTCTACATCTTACGGTGTAATCGATTCTACTGCTCTTAAAGTTTACGATAAGTATAATGACGTATATCGTTGGATCCCCGCTTGTGGTCATATTGCTGGTCTTTGTGCCAACGCAGACAACGTAGCAGATGCTTGGTTCTCACCAGCTGGATTCACGCGTGGTCAATTACTTGGAGTTACTAAGCTGGCTTTTAATCCTACACAAGCAGATCGAGACACGCTTTATAAAGCACGTGTTAATCCAATTGCTGCTTTCCCAGGACAGGGCATTGTTCTTTATGGTGATAAGACTGCACAAGCTAAGCCTTCTGCATTCGATCGTATTAATGTACGTCGTCTATTCATCGTCTTAGAAAAAGCTATAAGCACAGCTGCTAAATATCAATTGTTTGAATTTAACGACGAATTCACTCGAGCTATGTTCCGTAATATGGTAGAACCATTCCTACGTGATATTAAAGGTCGACGTGGTATTACGGACTTTGCGGTTGTATGTGATGCAACGAACAACACTGGCCAGATTATTGATACGAATCAATTCGTAGCTGATATCTACATTAAGCCAGCACGTTCTATTAACTTTATCACATTGAACTTTATCGCTACTCGTACCGGCGTTGAATTCTCAGAAATCGTCGGACAATAGGAGAGATAAAGAATGGCTATTTTAGGCGTAGATGACTTTAAGTCAAAATTAACAGGTGGTGGTGCTCGTTCAAACCTATTTAAGGTTGAGATGGGTTGGCCAGCTGGAATCGCAGCGGGTGCTGCTGAATCAGAAATTGGTGGATTCCTTATTAAAGGCGCTGCATTACCTGGTTCAACTATCACTCCTATTACAGTTCCTTTCCGAGGACGTCAGCTCCAAATTGCTGGAGATCGTACATTTGAGCCTTGGACAATTACTGTAATTAACGATACAAACTTTGTATTACGTAATGCATTTGAAGAGTGGATGAACCTCATCAACAATCATAATGCAAATACAGGTGCTACTGATCCGTCTGAGTACTTTGCAGATGCATCAGTATATCAGTTAGATAAAAATGGTGAGAACCTTAAGGGTTATACATTCCGAGGCTTATGGCCAACGAATCTATCAACAATTGAAGTATCTTACGATTCAGAAGGTATTGAGGAGTTCACTGTAGAGCTTCAGGTCCAATACTGGGAATCAGATACAACATCTTAAGGCCATATAGATAATAGTAGGAGGGGAGTTCATCTCCCCTCTTATTATTCATTGGAGAAAAGAAATTGGCAGAATTATTTGGTTTCGAGTTTAAGCGTAAAGAGCAAGATAAGGAAGAATCGAAAAAGAAATCCTTTGTTGCTCCACTAGAAGACGACGGTTCTAGTTACGTCCAAGCTTCAGGTGGTCATTTTGGTCAGTATGTAGATCTTGATGGCGGAGATGCTAAAAACGAAGTTGATATGATTCGTCGATATAGGGACTGTGCGCAACAGCCAGAATGTGATGCTGCTATTGAAGATATTATTAATGAAGCTATTGTATCTGACTCTACCTCTGCTCCAGTCGATCTAATTACTGACGATTTAGAACAACCTGATAACATTAAAAAACTTATCCGTGAAGAATTTGAATCTATTGTCGAGCTGCTTCAATTCAATCACTATGGGCACGAAATATTCCGTCGATGGTATGTTGATGGACGTTTATTCTATCATCTTATAGTAGATGAGAAAAGTCCTAAGAAAGGAATCTTAGAGATTAGACCTGTTGATCCTACAAAAATTCGTAAGGTCAAAGAAGTAAAAAAAGAAAAAGATCCTAATACCGGCGCTGAAGTAGTTACAAAAGTAGATGAATACTACGTATATCAGGATACATCTCTTATTAAAAGTAATCAAGGTGTTAAGATTTCTAAAGATGCAATCCAATATACTACCTCAGGATTGCTAGATCCAAGCCGTACAAAAGTTCTTTCATACTTGCAGAAGGCTATTAAGCCTGTAAACCAGCTACGTATGATGGAAGACTCATTGGTAATCTATCGTTTATCAAGAGCACCAGAACGTCGTATATTCTATATCGACGTCGGTAACTTACCTAAGGGTAAGGCAGAAGAATACCTCAAGAACATCATGAACAGTTATCGAAACAAACTAGTCTATGATGCAAACACAGGTGAGGTAAAAGACGATCGCAAGCATATGTCTATGCTAGAAGATTTCTGGCTTCCCCGGCGTGAGGGTGGCAGAGGTACAGAGATTACTACTCTCCCAGGTGGTGAGAATCTTGGACAGATCGATGATATTATTTACTTCCAAAAGAAACTATATAAATCATTGAATGTACCGGTTAATCGACTGGATCAGGAATCACAGTTTTCTCTAGGAAGATCTACAGAAATCTCTCGCGATGAAGTTAAGTTCCAGAAGTTTGTTAATCGATTACGTAAGAAGTTTTCCTGGTTATTCCTTGATCTGTTAAAGACCCAGTTAGTACTAAAAGGTGTTATAACTGAAGCAGATTGGCGAGAAATAAGAGAACAAATCTCAGTAGACTATATTAAGGATTCGCATTTCTCTGAATTAAAAGATGCAGAGATAATGAGGGAAAGAATCGGCATGCTAACCGAGCTTGATCAGTATGTTGGTACATACTTCTCTATGGAGTGGGTACGAAAGAATATTCTTATGCAAAGCGATGAAGACATCGAGTCTATGAAAGAACAAATTGAGACAGAAAGAGATTCTGGGGAAATACCAGATGAAGAGGATCTTTAAGACCTAAATTTGTATAAATACAGTATAAGGAAGAGATTATGAGTGATATCAACGATTTTATTAATGCTTTAGACAGTGGGGATACAGCGGAAGCAAATAGTATGTTTGCAGCTGCAATGAATTCTAGAATTGGTACTGCATTAAATACGAAAAAGGTAGAAATGGCCAATCGTGTTTATAATGGTATAGAAGACTTAGGACAAGAAGATGCTGACATTCAAGACTCTGAGATCGAATCTAACTGAGGCAGCTGGTAAAACAGTTAAGACCTTAAAAGTTGGTAAGAAATCAAAAGCTATTATCTCCAAAGCAGGTTCTAAGTATGCAGTCCATATTGATGGGGAATTACTAGACGATAAGTATAAGTCTGCAGAAGAAGCAGAGAAATCAGCTAAAGAATTTGCTGACCTCATGGGAGCATAAATGAAGCTTATAACAGAACATTTAGAATCGAACTTAGAGTATATTGTAGAAGCTAAAGATGGCAAAAAGAATGTTGTCATTGAAGGCATCTTTATGCAAGCTGAGTCTAAGAATCGTAATGGTAGGATCTATCCACGTGATGTGATGGAAACTGCCGTTAATAAATATGTAACAGAACAAGTTGCTACTGGTCGTGCAGTTGGTGAATTAAATCATCCTGACGGACCTTCTATCAACTTGGATAAAGTTTCACATCGCATTACCGACCTCAGGTGGGAAGGAAATAATGTGATAGGAAAGGCACTCGTATTAGATACTCCTATGGGTCAAATCGTTAAAGGTTTGGTCGAGGGTGGTGTTCAATTGGGTGTTTCTAGTCGTGGTATGGGTACACTTGTGCAACGAAACGGAGTAAACACCGTAGGTAGGGACTTTGTTCTTGCTACTGTGGATATTGTCCAAGACCCCTCAGCTCCTGAAGCCTTTGTTAATGGAATTATGGAAGGTGTTGAATGGATCTGGGACAATGGCATACTCAAAGCGCAAGACGTTGAAAAATATGAGACTGAAATTAAAAAAGCATCTTCTCCTAACTTGGCGGAAGCCCAGTTAAAGGTGTGGTCAGATTTCCTCTCAAAACTTTAACTCTAGATTATTAGGAGTAACAAAATGTCTGAAGAGACCAAAATAGAAGATCTGGATCTCGTCGAAGACGTAACTGAAGTACAGCTCCATGATGAAGCCCTCGTTGAAGACGTTGAAGTTGAGACAGAGGAAGCTATCGTGGAAGATGCCGAAGAAGTTGTTGCAGAAGACACAGATGAAGAATTGGTAGCTGAAGAAGCTATTGAAGAAGCAGCTGCGCCTGAAGCACCTAAGACTAAGGCAGGCATTATTAATGCCATGTACAAAGAAATGTCTAAGATGAGCAAAGGCGATCTAATGGCCGCATTTGATAAAATGACTGCCAAAGATGACGAAGAAGACGAAGAAGAAGATGAAGAAGATATGGAAGAAACTAAGGGTAAAGTTAAGGAGTCTTACGACTTCCAAGCTGACTTAGAAGCTCTTGTATCATCTGATGATCTTTCTGAGGAGTTCCAGGGTAAAGCAGCTACAATCTTTGAAGCAGCTGTTAAAACTAAAGTAGCTAGCGAAATCGATCGTCTAGAGGCAGAGTATACTCAGTCACTAGAAGAAGAAACTGCTTCTGTTAAGTCTGATCTCGTAGAAAAGGTAGATGGTTACCTTAACTATGTTGTTGAGAACTGGATGGAAGAAAATCGCGTTGCTATCGAAGCTGGTCTTCGCACTGAAATCGCTGAGTCATTTATGGGTGCACTCAAAGGTGTATTTGTTGAGCATTACATCGATGTTCCAGAATCTAAGGTTGACTTGGTCGATGACCTAGCCGATCAGGTTGTTGAGCTCGAAGAAGCACTTAACAAAGAAACTGAAGCTAACATTCGTCTGAATGAGTCTATCCAAACATTCCAACGATCAGAAATTATTGCAGAATCGACAAAAGATTTGGCAGCTACAGAAGTTGAAAAACTGAAAGAGCTCGTTGAAGATGTAGATTTCGAAGATATAGATACTTTCACAAAGAAGGTAGCTACATTGAAAGAATCTTATTTTGCAAAACCAGTTGTAACAAACCAAGAAGAACAGCTTGCTGAAGACACAGATGATCAGGTAGAATTATCTCCTATCATGTCTAAATATGCTACTGCTCTTTCAAAATCTTTAAAAAAGTAAATCAGGAGTATTACCTTAATGTTTAATTCAGAGCAAATCCAGGAAAAATGGGCGCCTATTCTCGAGCACTCAGAGATTCCTACAATTCAAGATAGCTACAAGAAGAGCGTAACTGCAGTACTTCTTGAGAACCAAGAAAAAGCACTAGCTGAAGAGCGCGGTGCAATGGGCTTCATGACTGAAACTGCTGCTAACGCTACTACTGGTGGTACTGGCAACATGGCTAACTGGGACCCAGTCCTGATCAGCCTCGTTCGTCGTGCAATGCCTAACCTTATGGCTTACGACGTAGCTGGTGTACAGCCTATGTCTGGTCCTACTGGTTTGATCTTCGCTATGAAGAGCAAGTACACTTCACAAGGTGGCGCAGAAGCTTTGTTTGACGAAGCAAACGCTGGCTTCTCTGGTAACGGTACTGCAAACGGCGGTGATTCTTCATCTGTTGCTGGTACTACTGGTACTGATGCTAACACTGACGGCGTAGAAGATAGTTTTGCTGTTGGCG